TATATTTTAAGACGTTAAAACCTCTTAGTTTTGTCGATATAGACCAATTAGAGGGTAAAAATAGCGATGTAATAGAAGAAGAAACAGGAGTTGAGTTAAAACTAAAGAAAATAGACGGAATTGAAGCATATAAGACTATAGAAGAAGCAGAAGCTAAAGCATTAGAGCAAGGTTGTCAAGGACATCACGAACACGAAGTAGATGGAGAAGTTTGGTATATGCCTTGTGAGTCACACGAGAAAGCAAGTCTATCAGATGAAGAATCTAAAAATGTTTTAGGTCATTTAGCAGAGAGTGGAGAACAAATGTCCAATAAATATGTGTTAGTTGATGAAATAGACCAAGATAGCGACATAGATAACGAAGATTGGGCAAACTACTTAATTAAGGAGAAAAAAAGCACCCTATCAAAAATAAAAGGTTTATTAGGATTAAAAGACGAAATAAATTCTAAAAAAAATGGAAGCTCTTTTAGTTCTTTAGATTCTAAAAATGGATTATATAAAATTAGATATACCTATGCTATAGGATCATCAAAACCTAGCAAAACACAAAGAGATTTTTGTGCCAACATGATGAACATGGCAGAAGCTGGAATAGTATGGAGAATAGAAGATATAGACAAAGCATCAAGAGAAGGAGTAAATAGAGAGTTAGGTCATAAAGGTAGATCTTACGATTTGTTTAAATTTAAAGGTGGCATATATTGCAGACATAAATGGAAAAAAGTATTATATAGACTAGAAAGCAATACAGAGCCATCAGAGAATTTAGGTAACTATAAAAAGACTAGAACTATTCCTAAAAGTTATATGAGAAACCCAAGAGGATCAAAACAAGCTGGAATTGCACCAGAAAACATGCCAAACAGAGGAGCATACCCAAAATAAAATATTATGGCTAAAGCATTATTTGTAACAACTAAAGACATAAAGAGATATTCAGTTCTCTCAGGATCAGTAGATCCAGATAAGTTCATATACATGGTAGAGATATCTATGGACACAGAAGTTCAAAATTTTATGGGAACTAAACTATATGAACAAATACAAGGCTTGATCCTAAACAATGAAATTAATTTACCTGCTAATGATAAATTTAAGCAGCTTTTAGAGACTTATTTAAAACCAATGACTATTTATTGGGCTTTAACTTATTACATGCCCTTTGCTGCATATACAGTAGCTAATGGAGGTGTTTATAAACATCAATCAGAAAGTAGTGAATCTGTATCTAAAGAAGAGGTAGATTATTTAACAAACAAATACAGAGATATAGCACAATTTTACACAAATAATTTTGTGAGTTATATGTGTTTTAATCAAAATCTATTCCCTGAATATAATGCTAACACAGAAGACGATTTCTTTCCAGCTGGAGAAGATAGTTTTGGAGGGTGGGTTTTATGAGATATAAACAAAAAAAGGAAAATATTGTAAAGTTAGTGCAATATCTTAAAAAAAAATATGTGGACACAAACGAACACGCTAAACGTAAAAATAAATTATAACTATGGCAACACCAAGTTTAGCAATGATACCATCTGCTTTTGCAGATTCTAAAGTATATTCAGTCTTACCTAATAATGGAGATGGAGACTTTACTTTTAATAGAGATAGCTCTGCGACAAGAGTAGGACAAAATGGACTAATACAAACAGTAGGATATTTTGGTAGTGAATTAGTTACTAACGGAGATTTTGCTACAGATAGTGATTGGACTAAAGAAACAGGATGGACAATTTCTGGTGGAACTGCAAATAGAACAAATACAGGTACTTACACAGCATTACAGCAAAACATATTAACTATTGGGAAAAAATATGAAGTAACTATTCAGATAAAATCTATTACAAGTGGCTCTCTTTTTGGTATAAGGCTTGGTACTAATTATATATTACAAGGAGTGTTATCATCAACTGGTGTTTATACAGGAATAGGAGTTGCAAGTAACGTAACTTTATCTATTATGGCTGACCCAACTTTTGCTGGTTCAATAGACAATGTATCTGTACAGGAAGTATTAGGAGACCAACCAAGACTAAACTACGATATATCAAATGGAGTAGTACAATCTTGCCCTTCGCTTTTGTTAGAACCAGCTTCAACCAACTTGCTTACTTATTCTCAAGACTTCACACAATGGAGTACAAACGCAACTATAACACCAAATTCATCAACAAGTCCAGATGGAACACAAAATGCGACATTATTTAGCCATTCTGGAGGTTCATTTCCACAAGTTGCTTTGTCTGGAATAACTTTTGTTAGTGGTGCAAATTACGCTCCATCATTATATGTTAAATCAGATGGAACAACTCAAGTGCAACATACTATAATAGCAAATGGTAGAGGTGTTAATTTTACACCTACTAATGAATGGGTTAGAGTTTCAGGGTTAATTGTTTCTCCTGATACAAGTGGTTCTTTTGTTATTGCTCAAAATAGTGGTTCGGCAGTACCAGCATCATTTTACATTTTTGGCGCACAATTAGAACAACAATCATACGCTACATCCTACATTCCCACTTATGGAGCAATTCAAACAAGAGCTGCTGAAACTTGTAATGATGCTGGGACTGCTTCTACGTTTAATTCTACAGAAGGTGTTTTGTATGCAGAAATAAGTGCTTTAGCTAATGATTTAACAAATAGAAGAATAACTATTTCAGATGGAACTAACACAAATAGAGTAGTAACAGGATATAACACAACTTCTAATCAAATATTTTATTTTGTTGTTGTTGGTGGTTCTACTGTTGCAAGTGGTAATTATACATCAAGCGATATAACTCAATTAAGTAAAATAGCAATTAAATTTAAAGCTAATGATTTTGCTCTTTGGGTAGATGGTGTTGAAAGGCATACTCATACAAGTGGAGCTATATTTAGTGCAAACACTTTAAGTAGTTTACAATTTGAACAAGGTTCTGGAGGAGCTTTATTCTTCTACGGAAATACAAAAGACATAAGAGTATATAATGAAGCATTAACAGATGCACAATTACAAACATTAACAACTTTATAATATGAAAATTAGTAAATACGAGTTTAACTCACAATCAGACGCAGAATCTAAAATAGCTGCTTTACCACACTCAACAGACGAAAATGGTAACAACTATCCTACGCACAAACATACTATTGTTAAATTAGGACACATAGTAATAGAGCAAGGAGAATATGATGGACATGGTAATGAAATTAAAGCGCCAGTATTATCAGACAAATATTGCGTGGATGTACTATGGAAAGATATAGAAGAAGTAGATGAAGATGGTAATGTAACTATTGATCATCCTTATGGTTGGAAGTCTAAAGCTATTGATTTGGATGATGAAGGAGTACATGGATTTTTAGGAGTTAAATATCAAGATAATAAACTATAATGCCAATACCAAAGCCTAACCCAGCAGAAAGTCAAAAAGACTTCATGATTAGATGCGTACCTATGCTTACGCCTTACCATAAAAAAGACCAAGCTATAGCTATATGTTACGATGCTTTTAAAAAAGTAAATTTAGAAAGCTATAACGACTATCCAAATGGTGCAGTAAACAATGCTAAAAGAGCTATTGAATGGAAAAAAAAGAATGGAAGTTCTTGTGGAACTCAAGTTGGTTGGACAAGAGCTGGACAATTAGCTAGGAGAGAAAAAATAAGCAGAGATACAATATCAAGGATGGCAAGTTTTAAAAGACATCAACAACATAAAGATGTTCCCTATTCTGAAGGATGTGGAGGATTGATGTGGGATGCTTGGGGTGGATCTGCTGGAGTTAATTGGGCTATAAGTAAATTAAAAGAACTAGACAAAAAATGACAAAAATAGGAGAAAACACTAATGTAACGTTAGATCTTAAAACAATAGGTATGATAGTAGGCTTTACAATAAGTTTAGCTACTACTTATTTTACATTAAAGTCTGAGATTGCATTAGCTATGGAATTACCTGAAGCTGAGGTATCAAAAATTGAATTTTCTTATAAGGATGAACTTACAAGAAAAACCTTAGAAAACGCGGTCAATGATATGAATACAATCAAAGATGACGTTAAAGAAATAAAAGAACATCTAAATAAAATGGATGAGAGATTATATGAAATATCTAAACAATAAATTATGTGTAGCGATTGCCCTATTTGCTTTTTCTGTAACTCATAGCCAGTCTTATAAAGACGACATAAGTGTTGTCTTATATACTGCTAAGTTTGTTAATGATGACTTTTCTTTAAAACCTTTTAGAGAACACAATATCAATACCTTTTATTTAGAAAAAGACAAAGAAGTATTTGCTAACGAAAAGATTATATTTCTACCAACTATTTGCCTCTATAACAATGGAGAGTTAATTGAAAAAATAGAAGCTGGTATTTCAATGGAATTACCAAAAAGCACCAAAGAAAGATTACAAGAACATATAGACGAATTATTAGAAGATAGATTTTGAAAGCACTTATACTACTTTTACTATTAGAAATACCATTTGATAAGCAATTACATACTGTTAGTGGAATGTTTAGTAGTGCAGTAGGTTATGAGTATGTTTGGGAAAGAACAAAAGACAAAAAAAAATCTGTTATAGGAGGTATAGCTACTTATATATTGGTAGGAACTTTAAAAGAATTAATAGATTCTAAACAATCAGGTAATAAGTTTGACCATCAAGATTTAGTAGCAACTGCTATAGGAGGTGCTATTTTTACATTAACTATAAATATATTAAACAAATGAGAAAAATATTATTAGTATTATTATTAATTAGTTTTAACACACAAGCTCAATTACTAAAGAAGATGTTTAAATATTCTACTGTATATGGTGCATATAGTCAAAGCAACTCTATACAAGGAGATAAAACGTTTTATGTAACTCAATCAAGCGAGTTAATAGAGACAACACAAAGAAACCCAGCAGACGAAATAAAAACATTTGGATTTAGAAAATTAGCACATTTTGGTTATGAAGATAAAGAAAGATTCTATGATGGAGAAGAACAAAATAATAGTTTAAATTCTAATATAGGAAATGTAAAAGGATTAGAATACTTATTTGAATACCAAGAAGGTAAACAACAAGGCAGAGAGTTTAACAATAAACAATTCTTTGTTCGTTATTTATCTAAATGGTGGATAGCCAAAGCAGAAGCAAACAAAAACGAGTTAGTTGACATAGACTACAAATCAGCAGATTTAAGAATTAGAATACCATTAGGAAAGAAACTATCTTTAAGTTTGGGTGGTGTATATAGAACTTATGATAAAGCATACGGAGTTAATCCAATACAAAAATATTTAGAAGAAAATGCTTGGTACACATTAAGCTATGAGTACTTTAACCATACAGATCAAGTATATCAATGGGAAAGTTTATCTACAGGAGAAACAGGATATGATTATTTTTGGTATGATGCAGAAGGTACTTTGTTAAGTAATTCTGATTTAGATTACAGAAACAACATATACGGACAATTAGTAAATCAATACAACGCTGAACAATTAGCACTTATAGGAAGTTTCGCTGATATCTCAACAGTTATCGGTTTAGATTTTTATCATTACAGAAAAAACT